TAATCGCTGACCCGAATTACTACTACGACGACATGGCTGTTCACGGCTTCATCAAGTACTGCGAATTCGAGCTGACGTTGACTGACGGTGGAGATCTTCACCTTCTCGACACGTTCAAGCTGTGGGCTGAGCAGATCTTCGGTTGGTTCTACTTCGTTGAGAGAAGTGTGTACCAGCCAGACGGCCATGGCGGAGGTCAGTTCGTCGCCAAGGTGATCAAGAAGCGTCTGACTGTAAAGCAGTACCTGATCGTCGCCCGCGGCGCGGCCAAGTCCATGTACGCAGCCTGCATCCAGGCGTACTTCCTCAACGTCAACACCCAGACCACGCACCAGGTCACCACTGCTCCCACGATGAAGCAGGCCGACGAAGTAATGTCGCCCTTTCGTACGGCCATCACAAGAGCGAGAGGCCCGCTCTTCAAGTTCCTCACCGAGGGGTCCCTGCAGAACACAACGGGCTCTAGGGCCCAGCGAGTCAAGCTTGCCTCAACCAAGAAGGGTGTGGAGAACTTCCTCACCGGTTCGCTTCTAGAAGTTCGGCCTATGGCTATCAACAAACTTCAGGGGCTCCGTCCTTCTTGTTCTACCATCGACGAATGGTTGTCTGGCGATCTCCGAGAGGATGTTGTCGGTGCAATCGAACAGGGCGCTTCGAAGATGGAAGACTATTTGATCGTTGCTATTAGTTCAGAAGGAACCGTTCGGAATGGTTCCGGCGACACAATCAAAATGGAACTCGCTAGCATTCTCCGTGGAGAGTACCAAGCGCCGCACATTTCGATTTGGCACTACAAACTGGACGACATCGAGGAAGTTGCCGATCCAGCGACGTGGTTGAAGGCCAACCCTAATCTAGGGAAGACAGTTACGTACGACACGTACCATTTGGACGTTGAAAGAGCCGAGAAAGCTCCCGCTGCCCGTAATGACATCCTGGCTAAGCGGTTTGGCATCCCGATGGAGGGTTACACCTACTTCTTCACCTACGAAGACACGCTCCCGCACGCGAGTCGTGAATTCTGGAGCATGCCCTGTGCTCTAGGAGCAGACCTTTCGCAAGGAGACGACTTCTGTGCGTTCACTCTGCTGTTTCCGTTCGCAAACCAAGCGTTCGGAGTCAAGACACGGAGTTACATCACCTCTCTGACTCTCATGAAGCTCCCAGGAGCCATGAGAGCGAAGTACGAGGAGTTCATCCGAGAAGGAAGTCTCCATGTACTGGACGGAACCGTTCTAGACATGATGGAGGTCTACGAAGATCTCGATGCTTTCATCATGGCCAACGAATACGACGTTCGTTGTCTTGGGTTCGACCCATACAACGCAAAAGAGTTCGTCGCTAGGTGGGAAGCAGAGAACGGACCATTCGGAATCGAGAAAGTCATTCAAGGCGCAAGGACAGAGTCCGTTCCTCTCGGGGAACTAAAGATTCTGGCCGAAGAGCGACAGCTAATCTTCGACCAGGCACTGATGTCGTTCGCCATGGGCAACGCCGTTACCTTGGAAGACACCAACGGCAACCGTAAGCTTCTAAAGAAGCGGGCCGAAGAAAAGATCGACAACGTGTCCGCGATGATGGACGCTTACGTCGCATACAAGGCGAATAAGGAGGCGTTTGAATGACATTCGAAACCGCAGACGATGTTCTCGGGCACTTCGGTGTCAAGGGAATGCATTGGGGCGTGGTCAAGAACAAGAGCCGGTCCGGCGTAAAGAGAACTGGTAAACAGAAGGCAGCCATCGCGGGCGTTGGCGTTGCGGCATATTTGGCTGGGTCCACTGTTGCCGGAAGCATAACCAAGAGCGGTCTGCTGTCTTTGGCCGGGGGCGGCGCAGCAGCTGCCTTTGGTGTACGGGCTGCCAGAAACATCATCGACGAGCACGGAGACACCAAAGTCAAAGACATCGGGAGGTGATTCGTGACATTCGAAACCGCAGATGATGTTCTCGAACACTTCGGCGTCAAGGGCATGCACTGGGGACAGCGAAAGGCAAGACGAGCTGAAAAGAAGGCGGCAAAGAAAGAGGCTCGAGCAAAGGCTGATCGAGAATACGGGGATGCCGTAGCCAAACTCGTTAGCGGTGCAGCCGGTCGCGGGAATCTCGTAGCAATCACCCTCAATAATCGCACGCAGGTCATGACTGGCCAAGAAGCTGCTCAGATGATCATGAGGAACAACGGAAACATTCCCATGAAAGCCATGTGGCGGGAACTCGAACTCGATCGAAAAGGGAGGTGATTTATGGCGTTTTCAGATCGGTTGAAGCGGATGTGGAATGCATTCCGCTCAACAGAGCAGGCTGACCCGTTCGTCTCCTACAACGTTGGACCGGCAAGCAGCATTCGTCCAGATCGGACGAGACTTCGGTTCACCAACGAGCGTTCGATCATCTCCTCCATCTACACGAGGCTGAGCGTCGACGTTGCCGCGATCGAGATTCGACACGTCGAGCTCGATGACCAGAACAGGTACTCGGAAGACGTCGACAGCAAGCTCAACACTTGCTTGTTGCTCGAACCGAACTTGGATCAGGGTCCTCGAGCGTTTCGTCAAGACATCGCGATGACTCTGTTCGACAAGGGGTCAGCGGCGATCGTTCCGGTCGACACTGTCGAAGATCCAACGACGAACATGGTGTTCGACATCGCAACGCTTCGGGTTGGGGAGATCACAAGCTGGTATCCACGACACGTTCGCGTCAGCGTGTACAACATCGCAACAGGCCTTCGCCAAGAGATCACTCTCGAGAAGCGTTTCGTGGCCATCGTCGAGAATCCGTTGTACTCCGTGATGAACGAGCCGAACTCGACTCTTCAGAGACTGATCAGGAAGTTGAATCTCCTTGACTCAGTGGACGAAGCGACCGGCTCAGGCAAGTTGGACTTGATCATCCAGCTGCCCTACGTCATCAAGTCGGAAGCACGGAAGCTGCAGGCAGAGCAGCGGCGGCAAGACATCGAGTTCCAGCTGAAGGGCAGCCAGTACGGCATCGCCTACACAGACGGGACCGAGAAGATCACTCAGCTGAACCGTCCAGCCGAGAACAACCTCCTCAAGCAAATCGAGTACCTCACAACCATGCTGTATGGCCAACTGGGGCTCACCGAGGAGATAATGAACGGCACGGCCGACGAGAAGGCCATGCTCAACTACTTCAACCGTACCATCGAGCCTCTAATCACCGCCATCATCGAGGCAATGCAACGTGCATTCCTTGGCCGCATCGGCGTAAGCAACAAAGAGCGCATCAAGTACTTTCAGAACCCGTTCAAACTCGTCCCTGTCAACGACCTCGCCGAAATCGCAGACAAGTTTACTCGTAATGAGATCCTTACGGCGAACGAGATCCGAGGATTCATGGGGCTGCCGCCGTCGAAGGATCCGAAGGCGGACAAACTAGTCAACAGCAACATGCCACAACCCGAAGAAAGTTCAGGGACTCAGTCTTTGGAAAGGACCAGTCAAAATGGAAGCTGATTTCAGCGGATGGGCGACGAAGTCGGGCCTCAAGTGCACCGATGGGCGGACGATCATGTCCGGCGCGTTCCGTCATCAGGACCAGACGAAGGTTCCCCTCGTTTGGCAACACGGCCACAGTGACCCAGAGAACGTTCTGGGCCACGCGATCCTCGAGAACCGAGAAGACGGCGTCTACGCCTACGGCTTCTTCAACAAGTCGGCCAAGGCGACCCACGCTCACGGGCTTCTCGAGCACGGCGACATCTCGCAGATGTCGATCTGGGCGAACCAGTTGGTCGAGCGGGCGCAGAACGTCCTTCACGGCATGATCCGTGAGGTGAGCCTCGTTCTGGCCGGAGCCAACCCCGGCGCACTCATCGAGAACGTCACGATCCGTCACGACGACGGTGACGACATCCTCCTCGACGATGAGGTGATCATCTACACGGGGCTCGAGCTCGAGCACGAAGATCTCGAACACGCCGACGGCGCAGACGAGACGGGCGGCGATGCCGCAGACGACGAGACCACGGTCAGCGACGTCTACGAATCCATGAGCGACGAACAGAAGAAAGTCGTCCACTACATGCTCGGCGTGGCTCTCGAAGCCGCCAAGGGCGATCTCCAGCAAGACAACCTCGGCACCGCCGACAACCAGGATCAGGAAGGTACCCAAATGACCCACAACGTGTTCGAGAAGGGCGACAAGAAGGGCGAGTCGCTGCTCTCGGAGGCAGGCCCAGTGTTGTCGCACTCCGACATCGCTGGAATCGTCGCCGACGCAACGAAGTCCGGTTCGCTCAAGGCGGCCGTTCAGGCCTACGCGCTCGCCCACGGCATCGACGACATCGAGGTGTTGTTCCCCGACGCCCAGACCCTCGGCGGAACGCCCGAGTGGAACAAGCGCCAGACGGAGTGGGTGGCCAGCGTCCTCAGCGGCACCCGCAAGAGCCCGTTCAGCCGGGTCAAGACCTGGACGGCCGACATCACGATGGAGGAGGCCCGTGCGAAGGGCTACGTCAAGGGCGACCTGAAGAAGGAGGAGTTCTTCTCCGTCTCGAAGCGCGTCACGACTCCCCAGACGGTGTACAAGAAGCAGAAGCTCGATCGCGACGACATGATCGACATCACCGACTTCGACGTCGTCGCCTGGCTCAAGGGCGAGATGCGGCTCATGCTCGACGAGGAGATCGCTCGCGCCGTGCTCATCGGTGACGGCCGCGACCCCGGGGACGAAGACAAGATCCGCGAGGACAACATCCGCCCGATCGCCACCGACCACTCGCTGTACACGACGGTGGTCAACGTCAACATGTCCGACGCCAACTCGTCGATCAACGAGGTCAGCGACGCGATCATCACGCACCGCAGCGAGCTCAAGGGCTCCGGCACGCCGACGCTGTACACGACGGAGAAGTACATCGCCCAATGGATGCTGCTTCGTGACGGCGACGGCAAGCGCATGTACCGCAACCTCTCCGAGGTGGCTTCCGAGCTCCGCGTCTCGTCGATCGTTCCCGTCGAGGTGATGGAGGAGGACCCGTCCGTCGTGGCGATCCTCGTCAACCTCCAGGACTACGTGCTCGGCGCGGACAAGGGCGGTCAGGTGGCGATGTTCGACGACTTCGACATCGACTACAACCAGTACAAGTACCTCATCGAGACCCGTCTGTCGGGCGCGCTGACCAAGTTCGCCAGCGCTCTCGTCGTCAAGTCCGTGGCGTCCGGCGACACGGCTGTGGTTCCGACCGCTCCGACCTTCGACGGCTCGACGATCACGGTCCCGACGGTCTCCGGCGTCGTCTACAAGAACGCCGAGACGGATGCAACCGTGACCGGCACGGTCGCCGTGGCTCCTGGGACGGCAGTCACCGTCGCCGCAGAGGCCGCCGCCGGCAAGTACTTCACCAGCACGGCCGACACGAGCTGGACCTTCCGCAACCGCGGCTGAACCCAAGGAGTTGAGATGGCACGATTCTATGGGGAGGTGGGCTACGGGATAACGCTAGAGACTCCTGTTGGGTCTGGCGTCTGGGTAGACAGCATCGCTGAGATTTCATATTTCGGCGATGTGGTTCGGAATTCCCGGAAGCTGGACGAAGGAGAGGGTCTCAACAGCGACATCTCCGTAGTCAACTCCATCTCCATTGTTGCGGATCAGTACGCCATCGAACACTTCTTTCAGATCAAGTATGTACGGTGGGTTGGGACGCTCTGGACTGTGACTTCGGTTGAAGTCCAGAGCCCCCGGCTCATCCTGAGGCTAGGGAGTGTTTACAATGGCCCAACGCCTTGAGCTTCAGGCTCTCTTGGTCGACCTTCTCGGTTCCAATAATGTGTATTTCCAGCCACCGCCAACCGTGCAAATGGCGTATCCGTGCATTGTCTACAAGCGAGACAATGTGCAGACCGACTTTGCCGACGACAAGCCGTATTCGATTGCGAAACGGTACCTGGTAACGGTCATCGACCCGAATCCAGACAGTCCTCTTCACGAAAAGATCGCTAGGTTGCCGAAGTGCATCTTCGATCGTTTCTACACGGCTGACAACCTCAACCACGACGTCTTCAGACTCTTCTTCTAGGAGGAAGCGAAATGCCAGCACTCATGTGGGACGCCATCGGCGACCGGTTCTACGAGACCGGTGTCGATCACGGTGTCCTCTACATCCCGGATGCGTCCGGGGTCTACGCGACAGGCGTCGCTTGGAACGGTCTGACGACCGTCACCGAGTCGCCTTCCGGTGCCGAGCCGACGGCTCAGTACGCGGACAACATCAAGTACCTGAACCTCTTCTCGGCCGAGGAGTTCGGGTGCACCATCGAGGCCTTCACCTACCCAGACGAGTTCGCCGAGTTCGACGGTCTCGCTCTGCCGGTGCCCGGCGTGGCCGTGGGACAGCAGTCCCGCAAGACGTTCGGCCTCTCCTACCGGACCCGGATCGGCAACGACCTCGAGGGCGACGACCACGGCTACAAGATCCACCTGGTGTACGGATGCCAGGCCAGCCCGTCCGAGAAGGCCTACAACACCATCAACGACTCCCCCGAGGCCATCACCTTCAGCTGGGAGGTGTCCACCACCCCGGCACCGATCACCGGGTACAAGCCGACCTCGCTCATCGTGGTCGACTCCCGCACCGTCGACCCGGTCGACCTGACGGCGTTCGAGCTGGTCATCTACGGCGACACGGCCACCTCGGCCAAGCTGCCCACCCCGGACGACGTCTTGGAGTTGTTCTCGACTCCGTGATCATCAGGAGAACAGAGAATGCTCACAGTAATTGTAAGTGGAGAAGAAGTCTTCAACGAAGAGACGTCGGAGTTCAGTTCCGTCGGAGACTTCGTTTTAGAGCTGGAGCATTCTCTGGTCTCACTGTCAAAATGGGAGTCCAAATTCGAGAAGCCATTCTTGGCTGCCGGAGACAAGACTGCCGAGGAGATTTTGTGGTACGTCAAGGCCATGATTCTCAACCCGATCTACCCAGAAGATCTGTGGGTGAGGCTGTCACAGCAGAACCTGGATGAGATCAACAGCTACATCGAGTCCAAACAATCCGCGACGACGTTTGGGCTCATGCCAGAACACCGATCTCGAGGTCGAGCAGAGACCATCACCTCGGAACTGATCTACTACTGGCTCGTCGCGTTCAACATTCCGTTCGAAACGGAGACTTGGCACCTCAATCGGCTGTTCTCCTTGATCAGGATCTGCAACATCAAGCAGGCAAAGCCGAAGAAGCTGTCGAGAAACGAAGTCGCACAACGAAACCGAGAGCTGAATGCCCAACGACGGCAGCAGCTAGGCACATCTGGCTAAAGGAGGTTCCATGACGGCCATTGTTTGGGATCAGTTAGAAGATCGCGTCTTCGAAACTGGCTTGGACCGAGGAGTTCTGTACTTCCCAGACGGCGGTGGTGTCGCTTGGAACGGTCTGACGTCCGTCGACGAGAAGACCACCACAACCATCGAGTCGGTTTACTTCGACGGTGTCAAGTTCAACGACATCATCGTTGCAGGAGACTTCGAAGCAACTCTCAGAGCCTTCACCTATCCCGAAGAGTTCCTCGAGTTCGAGGGAATCATCGAGGAGCAGAAGGGGCTCTACATCGCTGAGCAGCCACAGAGCTTGTTCCACATGTCCTACCGCACCGGAGTCGGTGATGGGGAAGGGTACAAGATCCATCTCTTGTGGAACCTGACGGCAATCCCGTCAACCAAGGCGTACCACACGCTTTCCATGGAAGCGACTCCGATGGAGTTCGAGTGGAACCTCACTTCGGTGCCGGAACCGATCGACAACTACCGTCCGACAGCGCACGTCATCCTCGACTCACGCACGTTGGACCCTTGGTTGCTCGCCGACATCGAGTCGATTCTCTACGGCGACGAAGACAGCGATCCCACGCTTCCGTCGCTCAAGGGGTTCATCACTT